GTACTCTATACCCAGGACCACATATGGGAAGAGTTCAAGAACATGGGAACCGCGACCTTTGCGTGCTTGCCAGCGTATACAAGAATTCTTATGGGCGATTTTTCAATTAAGCCCATCCACCAGATCAGGGCCGGTGAAGAGGTGTTAGGGATTCGACAAGGTTGTGATGGGGAGAAGACGCGATTTGTGAAGTCTCTTGTGAAAAACACGTTCAAGAAAGAGGCTGTATTGCAGACCGTCTGCCTCTCCAACGGCGATGAGGTGGATTGCACACCTGACCATAAGTGGTGGAGTGGACGATGGAGGTCAAACGAGCAAAGGAATGACTACTCCCCGGTGGGTCTTGGCTACCACAACCTATCGTCCATGACGAAGGTTTTTGACTTTCGTGTCGGCTATGATTTGTTGAGCGACGAGCAAAAGCGTGCGGCCGACTATCTCGCCGGAATGATAGATGGGGAGGGTTCGGTAAGCGGAGGCCTCGTAACGATCACCCAGTCACATGAGCATAATCCTCGCGTGTGCAAGAAAATAGAGGACACACTCGATCTTCTTGGAATACAATACGGAGTGTATATTAGAAGCGCGGAGTCTCAACAAAAATACAATCGTGGCGCACAAGCCTCGACGATTTATTATCTCAAGGGTGGTCGCCAGATGATGTTGAGGTTGATTAACATTTGCGACTGTGTCAAGCGTGATAAAATCATTGACGGTCTTTTGTTGAAAAGCTGTCACGTCTTGCGCCGTGGTGCTGAGTTCCGGGTGAAAATAGATAGTATTATCAAGCGCCCCGGATTACATGAAGTGTTTGCGCTGGAAACAGAAACAGGAAATTATATCGCCGAGGGATACGTTTCAAGTAATTCACAGATGCTTATGGACCCTATCAAGGCTGACGAGAAGGCTTTTGACGTTAATTGGATTCGGTACTACAACAATTCAACTGCCCGGCCACACACAAGAAATTTCATCTTCGCAGACCCGGCGGGCTCAAAGAAAGAGGGTTCAGCCTATACGGTCATGTGGGTGGTTGGCGTAGACCAGAGGAATTATTACTACATACTAGACTGCGTGAGAGACAGGCTCGACCTTCAGCAAAAGCAAAGGAAACTCTTCGACCTTGTGGCTAAATGGAAGGTGATAAAGGTCTATTACGAGAAATACTCCATGCAGGGCGACATAGAATACATCGAGGAGAAGAAGCGCGAGGAAGGATTCCATTTCCCGATAGAGGAAGTCGGCGGGACCAGACTGTCAAAGGATGAAAGGATTCTTAAATTACAGCCCTTGTTTCAAGAGGGCAGAATGATTTTCCCCGAGAAGCTTCCCTACACCGATTGTAACGGCAAGCTCAGAAATCTTGTCGATGACTTTATCATGGAAGAGTACAACGAGTTCCCCGTAAGCCAGTACAAGGACATGCTGGACGCGCTTTCAAGGCTTCGGGACGAGAAGGTAAAGGTGGCCGGCCCGGCGTATGTCGAGCCTGCTACACATGAGACTGACAACCCCATTTTGAGGTGGCACAGGCAGTCCAAAGACGCGAGTAATGGTAACTCATGGTTGAACGCATGAAAGCATACGGAGAAGACGTAAGCATAAAAGATATGTACGCGGAATGGAACGACGACCTTGCTCACCTTTCGCTACTCAGAAACGAGATGAAAGAGGATGACGACTTTTATCTCGGCAACCAGTGGGGAAGCGTCAAGAAGAAGAAGGGTAAGCCGTATCTTGCGATCAATCTCATCAAGAAGCGCGTGGATTGGGTATCTGGATTTCACCGGCAGAATCGTAATGGCATGAAAACCTACCCGCACGAGGGATCGGACGACTTCCGCTCAGACGTTTACACTCAGCTTTTACAGCTTATGTATTCCTCGCGTCCGGTGAGTTACCAACTCGACGCCACGGTTGACGACGCAATCAAATGCGGTATCGGGTGGTTTTTCGTTTACATGGACTACTCGCGGGACATCTTGAATGGAGACATTGTTATCAGACGTGAAGACCCGTTCCGCGTTCTGTTCGACCCATACATGAACAGCCCCGACCTTTCAGATTGCTCACACATTTTCAGGCGGGCATACCTGTCAAAGACAGAATTGAAGGCGATGTACCCGAAGCTTGCGAAGGAGATTGAAGGACTCCCGGATCAGGAAGAGAACGCGCTCGAAAATATGACCGCCCGTAGTTTCGGCGGGAAGGGCCGCGTCAATGTGCTGGAAAAGTGGTACAGGGGTTCAGAGGAACGCCCGTTCGCCATCAACCTTCAGACGATGGAGCATACTATTCTCGACAAGGGCGGTGAGCAAAAATTCCTTGAATCGCTCGAAAACCCCGAAGACTACAAGATAGTCAACCGCCGGGCCAATATCATCAAGATGAAGCGCTCCATCGGGGACTTCATCATGGCCTATGATGGGGTTTCTCCGTACCTTGAAGATGAGTACCCGCTGATACCGGTTATGTGGACGTTCGACCCTACCTGCCCAGATTGGGAATGGAAGCTTCAGGGGATGGTAAGGCCGCTTCGGGACATCCAGCTTGAAAAGAACAAGCGCCGTTCTCAGATGATGGAGTTCATCCTGTCGAAGAACATCAAGGGGTACAAGGTCAAGCGCGGCGCGAACGTAGACATGAAGGCATTTCTCACCGGCGACGAACAGGTTGTTGAAATGGACGACCTGAACGACATCGATCAATTCGACGGTCCGAAGATTCCCGACGCCTACGTGATGCTCGAAAAGGAAAACAATACCGACTTCGACATGGTTTCAATCCCTTCGGACATGCTTGGCGTACCCGACACGGGACAGCAGGCCGTGGGCGTTGCACAGCTCCGTGAGAGGGCCAACTATACTCAGATTCAGCACGGCCTTGACAATATCTGGCTTGGATACGAGATGTTGAGTAAGCACGTCATCAAGCTTGTCAACAAGCATTGGGATATTGCGAAGATTAAGAACATCGTCGGCGAGAACACGCCCCACGTCAAGGAACTCAAAGAGCTTGAAAAGCAGGCGATTGAGATTCAGTCCACCCCGCCACCGCAGGACGACCCGCAGGCTCAGGCGGAGTTTGTCCAGCAGGGCGAACAGATCATGCAACAGTTGCAGAATTTGCAACAGAAGATTGCCGAGTATTGGGACGACTTCGACAAGGGGCGCGCGAATATTGATTGGGATGTACGGTTCGGCGACCTTCAGGATACGCCGTCGTACCGGCTGGCAAATCTCGCAACGATCAACGAGTGGAAGCATCAGGGCAACCCTGTCCCTGACGAGATCGCCCTTGAGTTCATGGACATCGACAAAAAGACGAAAGAGCGGTGGTTGGAGATCGTTGCCGAAACCTCTCAGTCGCAGCAGCAGTCGGAACAGATGGCGATGCAGTTCGAGCAGATGATGGAACAGATGAAAGCACAGGTCAAGATCGAAGTCGCTAAGATCGCGGCTCAGGCGCAGATTGGCGTTGCAACTATCAAGGCCAACGACGTGTACGAGTCAGAACTGAGGATTCAGCGCGACAACGTAAATCTTGGCGACAATAAGATGGGGTAAGAGTTTGAACGACATAGACGCGATCAGGGCTATTCAGGCAATCATGGACTCCGCTCGTGCGGACAAACACACGGGCGAAATTGAAATAAGGCTTGTTTACGGGCAGGGCGGGGTTCGTGATTGCCTTTTCCTGTCAAGAAAAAAATTAGATTTCTCGAAAAAAAGTACTTGACATGTAAACGGATGTGTAGTATCTTTAGAACCAAATAAGCGGATTCTTTCGCACCCCTTTTGGATGTAGCGGAGGCCCGCGTTGGGAGTAATCCCGGCGCGGGCTTTCGTATTTTATACACGAGGTTTTTTATGAGCGACGAACTGGGTGTAGCCGCAGAAGTCCCGGAGGTAAGCGCAACCCCCGATACTGAAGTGGCAGCTGGTGCCCCCGACCAGCAGGTCGCAGAGACGGGTGTAACTCCTGAAACCCCCGGTCAGGACAAGGACGCAGCGGCGTTTGCCCGTTTGCGCCGAGAGAACAAGGCATACGAACGAAACCTTGCAGCGATTCAGGCGAAGCTTGATGCGATTGAGGCCCGTGTAGCCCCGGCGCAGCCGCAGGACGAGTTCAGGGACGATGACATTCTTACCGCCGGTGACTTGCGGAGGTTGGAATCGAGGCGTCAGGCCGAAGAAGCAAAGCGACAATTTCAGGACTCCTTCCGCGAAAGCGTGGCTAGGGTGAGTGCCAACGAGGACTTCGAGGACCGCATGGCGATTCTCGACGAATTTATTGCCACGAATCCTATATATCGCGGGTTCGACAAGATCATCATGGAGCACCCGCGCGGTCCCGAGATTGCATACGAGTTTGCCGAATCTCTCATGAATCGCAAACAGGCAGAAAAGAAAGGTCAGGTTTCCAAAAAACTTGACGCTAATCTAGGGAAACCCCCTCCGGTTGTCGGCGGTTCGGCCTCGCCCGTTCTGGACGAGGCACAGCGAATCGCAAAGATGAACCCACTCGGCAAGGAATTTGACGAGATGGTCAGGCGGGTAGAGGGCTATTCTTCCTAGAAGAGTTGAAATCAGGACAACTCAATGGATTACACCAAAACCACTGACATACCCAGTCCTATAAGGACTTACTACGACAAGCGCCTGCTTCAGAGGCTCTTGCCGCGCCTCATCCACAAGGCAGCCGCAGAAATGCGACCGCTCAAAATGCGTTCGGGCGACCAGATCAAGTTTCGCAGAATCGAAAGCTTGGCCGCTCAGACCGCTCCGCTGGAAGAAGGCGTAACCCCTTCTCCGCTCGTTCTGGACGATACTCAGATCACGTCCACCATCGGGCAGTATGGCGGGTACTCCATCATAACCGACATGGTTCAGATGACCGACATCGACCCGATTATATCGGAGACTGTCGGACTCATGGGCGAAATGATGGGGAACACCATTGACCAGACCATCGCTTCGGTTATCAACGCCGGAACGAATTACATCCGCGTGACCGCGACCAACGTAGGCTCGACTTCCGGTGCTCGCAC